TCTATTTTGGTTTTCATGCCAAACTGGGTAAAGAAATCTGGAGTAGGATTAACATCCCCCTCAACGATCATCACACTGTCATCACCATCTACGTAAAAGCAAGCATCCCAACCATTATAATCTGCATATGCTTTTAACATTGCATAATTTATGATTGAGTTGCCTAAACCTGTGTTCTGGTCGCCAGACATTCGTGTGGCTGCCGTTACGTACCGGGTGCCGTGCTTCGTGACCCCCTTATTAACCATTTGCATGGCCAATAACGCTGATAGTTCGGGTTTTTCACGATTACGGAAACAACGTTTGTAGAAGTTGTGCTCTAACTTTAACAGTTGTTTATTACAGTGGGCATCAAACTTTGAGTGATCGATGCAAATGATGGTCGGATTTTGGAAATTGTTAAATTTCTTCCAGAGATCACCTCCACGTTGTGTAAGGTTGCGACTCTTTGCAAAACACGGACTGTTGGAATTGTCCGTGCACCTGTACACATGATTCTCCACAGGATGCAAATATGTGGCTAATCTAAGGTAGTAGCGTTTGTTACGGTACTGTATACACCTTGGAGCGCCGAATTCAGGGGAATCGTCGTCGTCAAATATGTGACCTTTATCGGCCTTTAAAAACATTTTAACTTCGCCGTCCTCTGGTTGTATGGGATAGCCCTCTAAGGATTCCTTCGCGGAGAGAAGAAGTTTCTTCTTGGCGCCGTCACTATGATGTATTATAGTGTCCTCACTTACGGGGTCAAGAAGCTTAACAAGTGGTCTGAGATACTTAGCCAAGTCAATCTTACTTTTATATCTCACACCAGTGTCGAGTTGGTGTCGTTGTTTCAAAGCGACCAATTCATTGCACACACATCCCTTGTGTGTCCAAACATAGCTGTTATTTAACTCTTCATCAGTGTAATTAAAGAGCTTGGTCGTTTTACGCTTACAATGACAAGCGCAGTCCCTTGCGTCAACCCGGCTACCTGGTAGGACTTTGGTGTTTGATGGTCTACCACCAACACAGATAGCCGGAAGGGTGCGGAGTTCCTATTTCGGACGTGGTGACATCTTCATCATGGTCTTACTGAAGATGCCCCCAATGTGGCCCACTTTGCCTTCCGAAACGAAAAGATTGTTTTTCCGCACTTCCTCTAGAGCAGTTTCATTCTTCCATCCAGCCCTCACAGCCTGCTCCTGTGGCGGTATCGCCACTGCTGCGTTAACCACCTCAACACTGATGTCAT